ATACCATTAGAGCTGTTGGTCGCAGCCTGAACCAGAGGTCCACCACCACCATTTGTCGGAGTAGTCTGTCCATAATTGGTCAGCTCCTTGACGTTCACTCTCTTTGGCAGTCTATTTAGTCTGCTAGTTGAGTACTGCCATTGCTTAGTAGAGTTAGTTTCGTATGGATCATTAGTAGGAATGACCTGAATTATTGCTTTGTTGTAATCCTTACGACTCATGGTATATCCATCTTCAATGCAATTAACAAAAATCTTACCAGTAATGGCTTTTCCACGAAGCAGTTGGCCATTGTGAACAATTATTGTTGTTGCATGATCATCAAACTCATTGGCAACAACAGTTGAGCCATGGTAATGATTATTTGCAAGACTAGTCACTACAGTTCCAACAAGAACGTCTTGAGGTGCAACAACGTTTATACCGCCATCAAGACGAGCATTGTCCCTAATCCCTGGCAGGTAGTCCTTTGTAGCCACCTGTCTTATTGGAAGCGACGGAACAATAAATTCATTGCCTTCCTGCAATCCAAATTGCTTGTAGGAATACTTTAGGTGCCACTGTTCATAGTCATATTCGTCTTTTGGAATATAGTTGATTGCCTCAGTCAAAACCCAAGTTTCTTTGTTTGTTAGTCCTGGAACTACCGTGTCAACGTGGTAATAGTTTTGTCTGTGAGTGTCAAAGTAACGCTCTGCAGGCTCACCAAACTGGAATGGATTTACAACTGCAGACCTTCCATCGCCATCTTCAATTTCCTGACCAATTTTGATAAACTTCTTTACTATGCCTAAATCTTCTGCAAGCTTTGGACTAGATACAAACAGGTTTGCACCATCAGAGCATGCATCAATTAATGAAGCAATAAAGTTTTTGTACATCTTTATGACATCCTGCTCAGTATCGTTTGGGAACATTTCATAAATCTGTTCGTTTCTTTCAGGATAATTTACAAACGTAACGACATCGTATTTTGCAAGATCAACATCGTAATTGATATCAATCAGTCTGCTTTCACCATGATAGTCTTTCCAACTAGAGGTTGTAGTAAAGTCTGCATAAATGCTTCCCAAGTCTGAAACATTTACTTTTACCCACTTTTGTGGGGAAGTCAGTGAGTCAAACGTTTTTGTAAGCTTCCAATATGTGCCAGAAAAATAGCCTTCTGTAATGTAAACAACATTTATCTTTGAAGAGTCTGATATCAAGCTATCTGTTGCTCTAGTCAAGTATCTGTCTAGTCCATTGTAGATCCAAATTCCATTTTCTTCAGTCTTTATTTGATTTGTCAACAAGATTCTGTCACCAGAGTTTAGAACAATTCCGCTAAAAACAAGATCTGTTCTTGGACCAACAAATCTATTTACAGTGGAAAGATCAGCCTGAACGCTATCAAATCCTCTGGCCTTTGGAGAAACCTGAGTTGCATGCATGTCACGATTATTCATTGCCAAAGCTTCTTGCGTATTAGCAAACCACACCATACCTGGACCATTAACCAACACGTTGTCAGTCAAAACAACTCTCACATCTTGAAGAACCTTTGTTTCTTTTTTATTGATTGCGGTGTCAAGATTAAGATTTTCTGTTTTGCTGCTACTAGTCATGTTTATGACGCTAAGTGTTTCTACCTGAAAATTCTTGTCAAGCTCAAGTCCATCTTTTGCATTATCCAAAAGACCATCCCAAAAAAGACGCAAAGCCTTCTTTGAATTTGTGGTCACGGTTGGCATAACAAAGCTTGCATTGACATCAAGAGTTTTTGCAAACTTTTTAGTTTCTTTTTTCCAAAGACGAAGTCTTCTTTTTATTTCATATTGCGAGATTGGAATGTTTATGCCATGTGCAAATGTATGAATAGAACCCTGGAAAGCATTCTTGGCAAAATTTGAAGAGGCCACTCCGTTGTTAAAGATTGAAATCCTGTCTTCAAACTCATTGTTTCCAATAGTTCTTTCAGTTCCGCTTCCACTGCCAAATTGGTCTAAGGCTGATCCATCTGCAAAGCCACGAATATCCATGTTGGTTTCAATGTCTAGCATTGACAACGCATCAAACACAACATCTTTTACATTGTTAAACAGCCACTTAACGGTTGGATAAAAAATCTGATATTCATTTACCTTGTCATCAAATCTCTTGTCTAGGTTTCCGTCTACCCAAATTTCAACAAACTTTTTGTTAAACTTTGTGCCATTTTGTTTAATTAAGCCAGGCCTTCCAAAATTAATAACAACATGGTGCCAAGAATTATCAGCAATAAATTCATTTCCTACAAACAAGAAGTTAACATCATCACGATTAAACTCATCATAATATTCAACAGCAAGCTTTCCGTCTTTGATAATTAGGTTTAGATTAAATAGTGCACCATCAAAACTGTCTGCCCGATAATATGGATAATCCTCAGAAACAAGACCAAGTGGAGAAACAGTGTCTCCCTCAAACAAAGTGCTGATTGTAGTGCCAACATTCATTGAGGAACCAAACATCCACAATATAGCATTTAGGTCAGAAGCATCTACCTGAGATGAGCCCGAAGCAATAATGCAATTTTGCTTATTAGTTTTAATTGTAAATTCAACATATCCAGATCTAAAATGCTCAACCTTTTCTGCAAACTGAGTAGCAAAAACTGTATCTTTACGTGCATTTAAAAACATCAAAGTGTCTTGGTTTACAGAAATTACTCCCTCATCCTGATTAATAGATAGGTCTGTTCCAAGTGATCCAACATATTCTGCTTTGCCGCCAGGTGTTCCATAATTTGAAAAGTTAGCAGAAGGGCTTAGGTTTGTTAAAAGCTTTTGTTCAAAAGCAGCCAAAGACTCTTCATAGGTNTTGTCTTGCAAAGCAGGAAAGGAAAAGTCATAAATGTATCTATTCTTTGCACCATGCAAAGTCTGAGTTTCCCACTGGTCAAGCTGATAAAAGGTATTCTTATCGCTAAAACCAGTGATATCATTAAAGCTTTTTTCTATCATTATACGACCTCTCTTGTTGGATAAATTGATGACACTTCTGTTGCCCTTAGCCAAGCAGCCCATGGGCTAACTAGGTTAGCTGGAAGAATTGCTACTGTAGATGTATTTGTGGTTATTTGAATTCCAACACCAGCTTGCAGAATACCAACTGGATATCTATTAGCTAGAGTTGCATCAGCAATCATCGGGCCACCAGGAATTGTCATTTTGGTTCCAGCATCATTAAATATTACGGTTGCTACCATTATATCGGATGTAATAATTACGTTGTCAAGTCTTAGTGCATCAACAAGTTGTGCAGAAGCTGTCAAAGGACTTGCAGCGTTAACAATGTTTCTGTAAACAATAAGCCCTGAATCTGGAGCATCTAGCGATGCCGTAGCTGGGGTAGCAACATGGTTTACAGTTGTTGAGTATGTAGCCTGTACGATTTGTGCAGTTGCGGTAATTGCAGTTGCAGTAAAGATGCTGTTACCCTTCTCTGGCATTGCATTATAAAGATTTGTTACCTGTGTTTGATTAATTGAGTTCTTATCCCAATAAACTTCATCAATAATAAGTTTAGTATTTGCTGGAATAACTGGTAATGCTGTTGAACCAAAAGGAGTAATTAAGCAACCAATTGAAAGTCTTGNATGGTTGTTTNCTTCATTATTTGCTCCTGAGTCTGCTGTTATTGCATTTGTAGTAGTTGGCGTAATAGATCCAATATTAACTGTAAATCTAAGAATAGAGTCAACATAAAGTTTAACAGTGTTATTATTGCCTCCACCATGATTATGATCAATAACAACAAAGTGACGGTTGTAATCAAACAAATCTAGTGCAGTAGAATCTGTTTCAGTAAAAGTTCCAGAACCATTGTTAAACTGCATGTGCAATTTGCCTTGATACTGATAAAGAACTGCATGTTGGTTATCTTTATAACCATTTAAATTCCACAATACACGAAGACCTGTTGTTGAATTATCATCTAATGCTCTTTGGAACCAAAATGCTGAATGCCAATCATGTGAACCAGTGCCCCAAGAATCATTCCATTCAGATTCTTTTAAGATTACTCCATCTGAGGAATAGTTTGTTCCAGCAGTCTTTGCAGACTTACCGTTAATACCTTCGTCTGGATTTACAATTGTTCCACCAACTGTAGTTGGTACAACGCTATAGTATACGTCAGTACCATAGTCTTCATATACACTCTGAGCATCAAAGGTGACATAACGATATGGTGCAATGTTGTCCTGAACGTAGTCATAGTAAATACTATTCAGGGTATACGATTCTTTCAATTCAGCATATGCAATTAAGGCAGAAGCCACATAGCGTGTACCCAATGATAGTTGCGGATCAGCAACAAGGGCCGAAGCAGTAATTGCCTCGTCATTGTGTGTAAAGCTTCTTCCAGCCAGAACAGTAGGTTGAACAATTAAGGCAGAGCAAAGTGCAGAATTTTGCGGATAGTTAACGTTTTGCTGTACCGTAAAGTTATGAGAGCCAAATGTTGCATTAGCATTTAGTACTTCTGAATATACCGTCCTGTTAGGTCCAAAAGCACTTACGAAAGAGTAATGATTTTGTATTGCTGAGTTGGACAACAACTTATCATAAAAAACTATTTCATCAACATAAACAGATTCGTAAACTGCTGGCGACTGAGTAGACTTTCTAGATCCAACTTGAACAAGATTGCTTAATGTTCTTTCAATAAGATAATCAACGGTAAATGCCCTGTCCAAAGATCCGTTTAACCATGTTTGATATTGAATATCAAAACCTGGTAGCTTGCTTCCAGTAATAACTAGGTGGTTCCATGTATTTGCTAGAACTGTAGTATTTCCACCAAAATAGTTATTAATTCCACTATTTATTGTAGATACTCCATAATTCATTTTATTGGCAGTCACTTCAATTGTTAAAATTGGAGCAGTTGTACCTCCAAAAGACATTAGCTGTGCATATCCAGTATCGCTAGAGTTAAACCAAAATTCAATTGTAAAGCCATAACTGCTTTGTGCCATATGTGCTGGAAAAGAATTGTTATAAGTATCTGCAACAATGTTAAAGGTTGCATCGTTTGTAGCTGATGCAGTCCATCTCCATGATTTCCTTTCTCCAACATATGCAAGCTGCCCAATGCTATCTACGTTGACTCCAAATGCAGAAGACCCTCTTGAAAAAGTATGAGACCTAAAGCCAGCATTTACTGGAGAAAGCTGGCCATCATAAATATATAAAAATGGATTTTCACTTGTAACTAAGGAATAGTAAGATTGGCCAACTGATGCTGTATGATTTCCAGATGTCGCAGAAGCAGTCATTGCTGGTCTTGAGACAATGGCCTCTGTCATTTCAGCAGATGCCAAGAAGGGTTCTGCTGAAAAACTTTCAGAGTTTGACCCACCGACAATAACATTGTTAACTACGTCAGCATCTGCAGTAGCAACATCTGCAATTACATTTATAAACTTTTGAGTATTAGCTGTAGCTTCAGGGAATAGGGCAGAGACTGGAATGCTAGTAGTAATTTCTGTGTGGTCTCCTGCAGTTACCGCAATGGTTGGCTCTGTTTGTAGTGCAGAAGCGGTGGCAGGGGTTTCAGCAATAGATACGTTTGTGCCTCCACCAGTGGACCCAACATTCCAAATTTCAGCAATAGCGGTTGTATTAACTGCGTCTCTTGTTGCCACATAGTAATCAGAGAAGTTCCAAGATCCATTTACTACACCAGCGGAAGTATTTCCAAATGTAAGGCTAGTTGGGGCTGTAGTACTTGAATGAGTTCCTGTAGAAACAAGTGTTCCGTTTAGGTAAAATTCCATATCGTTGCTGTTGGCCCCACCTCTACGAACAGCAAGGTAATACCATGTTCCACCAACAATTGTTTCATTAATAAATCTTGAACCACTAGATCCAAAACCTATTCGAATTTGTGAGGGGTTTGATGCATTTGATGAACCAGAAATATAGACCACAAATCCACATTGAGTGGTAGTTCCTACTGATAGAATTTGAAGGGCTGTGGCAGATGTTCCAGTTGGCAGGCTATTGATTTTAAACCAAAATCCAACAGAATAGTCAGTACCAAGATCAAGAAGTTCGTCACCAGAAGCCGCTGTCTCTCTAATATAACCATTGTTAGCTGTTGTAGTAGATATTGCCATGTTCCAAGAACCATTGCCACCTACTGGACCATATCCAGTACCAGTTTCATAAATAGGTGTTGTACCAGTATTTTTTGTAAAAGTTCCTAATGGATTGCTACCAGTTCTAACTGGGGTAAGCGTGAATGGTTCATTGAAAGATATGCCTCTTTCTAGGCTATAAGAATTAATTTTGTCTGATAATGCACTCATAAAAAAAGACTACGCCAAAGCTGACGTAGCCAATTCACCTACCTCAATAAAGTCTGGATTAATAGCATTAAGGCTGTGACCATTAATGCTAATGGGGGTAAGGGTGAAGCAGGTCCAGGTCAGTGCGGCAACACATCCAGAAAGTATTTCTACTCTCGCACTAACAACTGGCTCATTGACGATGGCAACTACGTCAATAGTCAGAGGACCTACTTCAACCCTTACGTTCATTATGCTACTGTGATCCTTACGATACCTGTAGCATCCCAGGTAATGGTAAAGTTACCATTGCTGGATGACTGGTCCGAACCAAAGTCAACGTAGCCAATCAGAGGCTTGGTTGCATTGGTTGCAGGAGTTGCGTCATAAATAACTGCGTAACGTGCAGTAATTGTAGAAGAAGACCAAGTTACGTCGTCTGCATCTAGAACGATAACGTTGCTTGCAGAGTTGTAAGTGTTAGTCTTGTTCGCCAAGGTGTTTCCACCAGCGGTGTAACCAGTGCCAGTTACCTCGTTTGCGATTACATCGTCAAGGTAGTTGTGAGCATCCTGGTCTGGGGTGTAGGAATTGGTAAGCAATGCCACCTTGATGGTGTCAGTGTCCCAGTCAATTTCCTTGTTTAGGGCCTGCGATAGGAACTGTCCGTATAGTTTACTAGCCATTTTCTATCCTCCCCTTACGCCGCTGTCTTCTCTACGATTGCGAATGCACCAGCGTCTGCAACAGCAAATCCACGGCGAACACGAGTCTTTAGAAGAACTCCATCAGTGTTGAACTGTGCATCACGAGATACAACAGACTCAACGCCACCACGGATACCGTTAATCATCATCTGACGGTTACCAACAATTAGAAGTGGGTTTCCAGCAGGTGCGTCGGTAGCAGCAGCAGAGGTAGCTGCACCGTAAGATACAACTAGTGGGTAACCAAATAGGCTGCCAGGGGTAGCAGCAATTGGGTTAGGAAGAACTAGCTGACCAGTTCCATCTACCATGCCACGAAGCTCTGCAAGCATCTTTGGGTGAGCCATGAAGACTGTGTTAGCAGCATCAAACTTGTCAGAAGACTCAACTAGGCCTAGGGCAGTGTTGATGTCAGCGAAAGAAAGAGCACCGTCAGTCTCAATTAGGTTTGATCCAGTGTTGAACTGGGATACTGCACGGTAAACAGAGGTGAACGGCTGGCCGTCATCTCCATCTGCAGCTGCAGTTACACCTAGACATGCGTTGTCGTACTTACGAGCAAAGCGAGAGACCCATTCGGTCTTGTAGGTGTTTAGAACGTCAACTAGCGAGTCGTTAACATCTTCCTCAGATACGTGGAAAATCTTAGCGTACTTGCGAGCGGTCAGTACGACCTCGTCAAGAGTCGCAGTAGCTTCTGGAATTGTGCCACCTTCGGCAACAACTTCTGGAGCATCTGCAACAAAACGAGGTACTGACTTTGTGCGGGAAGCCATAGCTTCACGACGGGCATAGGATTCTACAGCCGAGTTTGCAAGAAGTGCCTGAATTACAGACGACCCTTGCTCTTCTAGGATGTAGCCGTTTGCCTCAGTTAGGTCAATACGAGCCATTTTTTATCTCCTTGATAATTAATTGTTTCTTTTATAATCGTTGAATCGTCTAATTCAAGCAATCCAGAGCAAACGTCCATTTGCAAAAGATCTACGTAAATTATACCATTGATTATATCTTGCCCAGTATTTTAGCGGCCTGTAGCTGGCTTGCTGAATATCTGGTACTGATGGTTGCCTGAACAGCAGCGTCTGCCTGTCCACCAACTCTTAGCTTTGCGTCAAAGATTTCTGGCAAGTCATTCTTTAACTTTTCCAGCTGATCCTCAAACCCAACAAGCTCAAGCTCGTCATCAAAATTAATTGAGTCAAGGTCTACAAACTTCATAAGTCTTTCAGAGTCCTTGATGCCTTCGCTTGAAAGCTTCTGCTTGATCTTTTCCTGCAATAGTTTTTGGCTATAGCTAGAAATTAGATTGTTCTTTGATGCCAAGTCATTAGAAAGCTTTTCGTTTTCTTCTCTTGACTTTTTTGCATCATTCTTTGCCCGTTCTAGTGCAGACAATACTGCCTTTGGGTCTTCAATTACTACTTCGTTTTCTGGATTATTGGTTTCCAAGTTGCCCTCCTGTTGTTTCCATCAAAACATTATTTGTGTTTGTGTTCTGCGAGATAGTTGCCAATGAATTCTCTTGTGCTGCAATTTCTCTTGCTAGATCTATATTATATCCCATTTCCACTAGAACTTGCTCAAGAGAAACGCCAACTACTCGCTTCTTGATAGCAACTTCCCATGCGTCAAGGCTATCCATGCTTTCTACGGCCTTCCAATCTACAACTACGTCAGGCTCTGAATTGTTGTCAATCTTTAGGATAAACCTAAACATATCTGCCCAAGTAGAACCAAAAGTAATCTGACGGTCTTCTACCTTCTTTAGTAGCGGTGCTTCTGCAGTTCTTAGACCTTCGCCAGAAGGAACGTTTCCAGTCTTCTCAAAATAGTGAAGCGGAGTGTTTGTGATAGATGCCATTGACCTTACGAAATCACGAACTGGCTCTGTAAATACTTTGTGATCAGCAGGAGAGAACTCTCCAACAGTGCTAACGCCACGAAGATACCAAAGCTCACCTGGACCATTCTTCAATCCACCAAT